AGCCCACCGGCGGAGATTAGTTTTATACCTTAACCATTTCTTGTTCCACCCAATCTTTCATAGCATTGCATATTTTGAAATCCGTGAAACGAGCCACAAATCCTATCTCCTCCTTCCTCCACTTCCAATCGGCAAAGTATTGCAACTTCTCGAGGTTCATAACCATGTCTCGAGGGTATGCATCCATCACATTTGCAAGGAAAGACTCCTTCGACGAAGAGTCGCTCACCAATTCTCCATACTTCCGCTTTGTGGAATAGTCGCAGTTCTTGATAAACGAGCCATCTTTGATAACATATTGGTATACGGCCTTTCTGTTTCTTGCTACTTGGATATTCGGGTGGTATCCACCAACATCGAAAGCATTCTCGTTGATGATGTTTCTTCGCTTGAGATATTCCACATACGCATGTAAATGATCTTCTCCATCTTCGTGCTTCTCTTGCCCAATAGCGTAATAGTGCGCACCTCCCTCTAATAAGAAGTCTCGTAGGTATTCTTTGGTCAACTTGCATTGAGGGTACGTCAAAAAGAAAGCCTTAGCATCCGCGCGAAATTTGGGCATTTTAATATTACTAATGCCCATCGCGCATCGCGCACTTATATATAAGTATGGACGTAACCCAAACTTTGTATGGATTCGCACGGGAGGCTTGTACCACACTACGGAGCCAATTATCGTACACCTTGGTACATTAAATTACAAAATTTATTCGGATCTACAGCACACGATCCTAGAACCGCCCCAAGAAGAGCTATGGCTGTTTCTAAACGTAGACGTATAACGTCATCCTCATTCCGATCGTCATATGGATCGTCAAGCCGATTCAGACCAGCTTATCGCCGTCGAAGCAGTAAACGTATGTCTGGACGTCGTAACAAGGTTGGACGCAAAAATGTGTATTATCCTCGAAAGGCCTATGTCGGTAGCCGACGGTTTACTGCATCTAAGATAGCCCGTGCTATTGAAACACAAATGTTTCAAGTTGTTGATGGTACTAACACTAGATCGTTAACTAACGGTTTAGCTACTACTACACGAGAATACTGTTGGTCTCCTTTCCAGTCTTTGTTACAAGGAACTGGTACTGGACAATTCAGTGGAACCGCTATATGGATGAAAGGAATATTAGTTGACTTCTTTGTTACTGGAGACACTACACAGTCATACCATGTACAAATAGACTGTTTCAAGGACACGGATGATACTGATTTTACTACACCATGGGGGCAACGCGCTGATACCGGAACAGAGCTAATCGATCATTATTACGACCGTGTATATGGTTCTACTTCTACTACTACAGATGCACACAACTTCTTTGCTGTACCAAATCAACGAGGAGGAGGTCCTACATGCATCTTCCGTAAGACATTCAGATGGACTAACTTCAATGCTGCTCTTGGAAATCCTGCCCGACGTGTTAGTTTCTATCTTCCATTTAACCAACTTGTTAGATTTAAACATCAAATCAATGCAACTGATCTTCAAACTGCCCCTAACTTCTGGGAGCATGGAACTCCTGTGTTCGTAATCAAATTCTATAACAGTCTTGCTAGTGCTGGAACTCAATCCGCTTTAAATATCACTGGCACCAAGGCACGTATGTACTATAAAGATCCTTAGTTTATTCATATAAATTATCCCTAATAAAAACAAAAGTGGCGTTCATAGCCATCCAATCTCGGTCAACATTTTTTCCATTTCTTGGGTCCTCGTTTCCGATCCAGATGAGTGGCTTTCCCCAGTTGATTGTTCGCTTTTTCCTATATTTGTCGGTAACGGTGAAAGTTTTCTGAGCTCCGAACCACGACTTGTATTGTGGGACGAACTCGATGTTGAAGTCGTCGAATACGACATAGCTTGCTTCTGAATTCCAATCGTCCAAGTTAAATAACCCATTATAGTAGACATGGCTCCCAAGACTTCTGGCCCATTCTGTTTTACCTGTTCTGCTTGCTCCGACCAAAACCAAGGACTTTGGACGATCTATCTACATATCAGTTAACTAATATAAATGGGCCGAGAGGCGAGGCCCTGACTGCGGGTTAGCCCACCGGCGGAGATTAGTTTTATACCTTAACCATTTCTTGTTCCACCCAATCTTTCATAGCATTGCATATTTTGAAATCCGTGAAACGAGCCACAAATCCTATCTCCTCCTTCCTCCA